TTCACTTGATGTATACTGTCTAGGTGACACCATACATCTCTTTGTGTGGTTTGTCTCCTCCCTCCGTTCGTAGGAGGGTTTCGGCCCCTTCCCTTGGGTCAGGGCCGAGTTTCTCTTTTAGCCCGTTTTGGGCGTTTCAGGCTCCGAAGGAGCCGGTTCCGGGTCGACCACGTCCTTGTTTTCAGGGAGTGGTTTTGTTCGTGGTGCTGCCAGCTCTGGCAACTTTTTGTGCAATTCGTCCTGGTTGTCCGGATCGGTTACGTATTCTAAGAATTTTTCCGGACTATTTTTGAACTGATTTCTTACTGCAGAAGGCAGTTCTTCGAACATGGAGTTTGCCCTGGCGATTTGGTTTTGTGCTTCCTGAAAGTCGAAGTCGCTCCAATCGCCATATTGGCCTCCCCATTGTTCGAGGTGTGACAGTGTTCCCATTCGCGTGTGTTTCGCGATGATTTGGTTTACGTCTGTCTCGTCTTTGAAGCTCTGCTTCGTTCGTCCGTCGGTGTATTCCGTCGGTTGTTTTGTTCCTAACATGCTCATTGTTTTTGCCTCTGTAGGTAGCGTTGTATGCGTTCGCGGTTGTTGTCGGCCCAAGTTAGCTTTTGGGCTCTCGACATTTTTTCGAAGCCTGGTATATCCATTTTGCTCATGGTTTCGATTAGTCGATCTCGTGCTGTTTTGCCGCCTTTTAGCCCGACGCTTTCCGCTACTCTCTTGATGTTGTCTTTTGCCATTTTTGCGGTCGTGTCCCACATGCTCCCGTAGTCGACGTTGTTTGGCGATAGGTTGCGTTCGGCTATTGTTAGTGCGCCGCCTACGCCCTGTCCGACTTTTGCAGCTGGTGTTATTGCGTCTTTTTGAGCGTTCGTTAGGTCTGTTCTGGCGTTTATGTTTCCGATCTCCGCTTTGAGTCGTGCTGCGACGAGTGCGCTGGATACGCCGCCGGCTATTCCTTCCTGGACGGGCTTATTTTCGTTTTGCATCGTTGCGATGCTTCCGGCAGGCGTGCTTGATGGTGATCCTATTGCTAGGATTCTGTTTAGTCCTGCCGCGTCCAGGTCTTTTGCTGCCCGCTGGTAAGCGGTGCTGCTCATGCGTTCTTGGAACGCTCTATTGTCCCTGGCAATTCTTTCGTTTGCGGCGTTTGCGTCGCGTTGTCCGCTTCTCCCCAGGAGGCCCCCAAGAACTTGGGCGCCCCCTGCTATTGCTGCTCCCCATACCATTAGAATCTCCCCAGGCCGACCGGGTTTGCGTGTAGTGGCAGTGGTCGTGCTGCTTTGATGTCGTGCCAGATGTCCGCGATGAAGTGCGGTTCACTGGGTACGGCTATCGCTCTGTCCAGCGGTGTTCCTGTGTTGCTGGTTATGAAGGTATCGCCGAGTGTGGGTAGTGTTGCGAAGTCCTCGCTCAGGTTCCAGCTTGCGAGTGTGTTTGTCGCGTCTGGTCGCATGAGTCCAGTGAGTTTTGAGTTTTGGAATCGGTACTCGTTATAGCGGCCAGTGTAGGCGAAAACGGCGTCGTCTGTTGCTGGTGTTCCTGTTCCGGTTATCCACAGTTCTTTGTTCAGGATACTTTGTTCGCCGATACCACTTAAGACGGGATAATAGAAGTCGTATCTGGTCGATTTGCTCCAATATCGATCTAGGCCCTGACTGTAGGTTATGTCCCCTCTTGCGTTCATCAGTGAGATGATGACGCCATGCTCTACGAATGATTTCGTGAAGCTGTGTTGCCCTTGGCTATATCCGTATCCTGCGAGTGCGCCTTTCGCGTCGTCTGCGCTTGCTGTTGCCGGTTCTGTTGTTTGTGGTACTGGCGTAATTCCGACTGTCTGTGATCCGCCACCCAGATAAACGGGTCGTTGCGCGGTGTAGTCGGGAAATGTAACGCCCCAGTGTGCTTTGAGTGTTTCGACATATCGTGTTCCGCTTCTTGCGTCTCTTTCGAGTAATTTTTGCGTCTGGAATGCCAGGCGAAGTTCGTTAATTGTTGCTGCGGTTGCCGTCGATAAGTCGGCATACAGCGTTGCGTCTGGTGCTGGTCCGGTAGCGTTCATAAATACCGTACCGGTGGCTTCTTGAAATACTTCGTCGGTGCCGGCGGTGGTCATGAGCACGCCGATAGTGTCGTTTGCGACTGCGTCTGTAGCGATTGGCGCGCTTGTGCCTAGTGGTAACGATACGGCGCTTGAGCCTTTTTGTGGCCAGGGCAGTGCGCTGGTGAAGTAATCGTGTTTTTTGGCTCGTTTTCGGAGTTCGGCTGAGACCTCTCCGGCTGCTGCGGTGCCGGTTTTTATGGTGTCGGGGCCGTTATCCGTGTTTTCTACGAGGCTATCTTGTAGGTTCTCATCTCGAAACCAGTCGTTCCAGATTTTTGTCATTGCTCGCCAGGGTAATGCGCTGGTCGGCAGATCGTCCGGGAACGGATTGATCGGCAGGCCGAAGTAGTCCCATTGTGTTCCGGTTACGGTTCTGGAGCTTGCGCCGGTCGCGTCGATTACCGGTATTGTGTAGTCGATTGAGTCGCCCGGGTCCGTTTGTGCGCCCATGAACTTTTCGAAATTTGTCCATAAAATTCGATAGGGCACGAAGAAGTAAAATTGGTCGATATAAAGGTTGTCCATTAACGGATGTAGTGGCGTTGCGAGTCTTGCCACTATGGTCGTCTTACAATTCCAACTGTCTCCTGGGATTACATCCCATACCCCGTTCGGTATTAGGTAGTCTGCGTCGAAGGTTGTTTTTACGCCGTGGCTTAGGTTGAAGCTTGAGCGCGGTATGTCTGCGCGCGGTACTTGTCCGAACCGGTGCGGTGATTTTCCTGTTTTGGTGCGTGCCATTATCCGATTTCCTTGTGGAGCTGTTCGATATTGTCCTGGTTAACCTGTCTGCTGCTGCTGACCATCTCGAGTGCTGTTGCGAGTTTTTCGAGTTCTTCGCCTTCCATTTTTCCGGTTGTGTCGTTGAATGCTCCGATTCTGTAGAGCGTGTAATCTTCCGGGTGTTTGCCTATTTCGTGGTCTGCGTCGCACGCAATGTCTTTGAATCCTCTGATTGCCTGTCCGTCCGCTTGTGAGAAAAAAGGGCGCATGTATACGCCCGAAGCTACGTCGTAGATTGTGTATGCGTTGAGTTTCATTAGTATTGTTTCCTGTATTGTGTTGTGTTTCGCAGGTCATAGGCGTATATCGTCTTGCCTGATTTTTGCCAGCAGTATTTACATGTTTTGTCTGTCCACATGTTTACATCTGGAGTTTTTTTCTTGCATCCGCTACAAACTTTCATGGTTTGAAGTTATTTAGAACTTCTGCGAGTTCTTGGTCTGTGTATGCTTCTTGTGTCTTGAGTTTTTCCCACAGCTCCCTGCTGTATTTTATGGGGCCTTGGTTGTATATCGTTACTGCGGTCCCGTTTTCTGTGAATGCCCATAGTGTTTTTGGTGATGCCATGTCAGCTCCGTGGTAGTTGGCTCAGTTGAGCCTTTTTGACTTTGTATTTGGCCATTAGTCTGTCGTGTTTGTATTCGCTGGCGTTTTTGTCTCGGTATAGTTTTCGAGCTTTTTTAACCTCTGCGTAGGCGTCTGGATCGGTTTGCTCATATATTTGTTCATAGTATTTAGGTACGCTTTTATAGACCCCTTTCCCTGGTATCGGACATTCGTCCGATGGGAAGAAGTCTGTTTTGTATTTTTCATAGAACTGTTTTCCTATGCCCGGTTTTAAGCTCATCGTGACGTATTCTGGTTCGATGTTGTATAGCTCTCCGGTTAGTGTGTTGACCTTCTGGTAGTGGTCGTGTGCTTTGTTTCCGGTGACCTTTTTTAATATGTAACGGCTGGTATAAGCCGCCGTTTGGTAATTCAAGTCGCCTAAAGTTGTGAAGCCTTTGCCCCATATTTCTGTTAGTTCTTCTGAGGCGTACGTTACGACATCATTAGCTTGGCTATAAGGTACGCGATCGCTAAAGTCGATCCCAAATAGGCAAGCGTGATAATGAGGCCTTTGAAGGCCCTCGCCATATTCGCCGCAGTGGAAATACCGTATGGTTTTGCCTTCATTTTTTTTCCTGAGTCGCTTCATGAATTTCTGGAAGTGTTCTTTGTCCAGGCTTCCATCGTGTGGAAGGTTTTCGTCGTTGTACGTGAGCGTGATGAAGCAGTTGTCCTGGTGCATTTGTGATTCGTGCACTATTCTCGCGGCCCATTCTTTAGATCTGCTGATTCTGCATCCAATGCATTGTCCGCATTTCACCTCCATCGGGGCCCCCGCCAGGGAGGATCGTTTGAATACGATCCCCCCCTCCTCGATGTTTTCGAATCCTTTCAGCGGTGAGTAGCATGTCAAAGTCTAATCCCACCGCGTACCGTCATCGCACGGTTTTTCGGGTGTTCCCGCATTACGCCCTTGGCAAACATCTTTGCCGATTTGCGTTTCCCTATCTTGCGTCGTCGTCTCATAGTCGAGTTCCTCCTCGCCTGGTGATTATCGGTTTGCGTCCGTGTTCTTTGTACCAACGGTAGTTGAGTATTTCGCGTCGAATTTTTCGGTATAGCAGATACATTATTTACCTCTTGGTAAGTTATTTTTTGGCCGATTTATCGGCCGCGTGTCGCGCGCTTGTCGCGCCTCCTGACAGTATCCTCACTTGATGTATACTGTCTAGGTGACACCATACATCTCTTTGTGTGGTTTGTCTCCTCCCTCCGTTCGTAGGAGGG